GCCGAGATCGAGAAGATCTTCCGACAGAACTCTACCAAGAAGTGACTCTCACGCCTAGAACCTTCACGGGTTCTAGGTTTTCGCAGAATCAGCAGGGCATATAATGAGACCTATAGACCGAAAGGACCGATCATGCTGATCTCCCGCCTCGTCGAGAACCTTGTCAAGTCTGTCATCTACTGCGTTGGCATTTACGCCATCGTCAAGTGGGTGCTTTCTCGTTACAAGATCTCGAAGCAGGATTTCACCACCCCTACCCACATCGACCACAGTCTCTAACGCCCGTGCCCTCTAACAGAGGGCATAGGTTTTCGCGGATTTTGCATGGCCTATAATGAGACCCCCATCTGAAAGGAACCACCATGAACCGCGTCGTCCTCGCCGTTGCCCTCCTCGCCGCCTCCTTCGCTCTCCAGCACTACGCCGACAAGAAGATCGAAGCGAAGTTCCGCGAGGTACTCAACAAGAAGGCCGCGGAGCAGAACGCTCCCGCCAACTGACACTCACTCCTAGAACCCAACTCGGGTTCTAGGTTTCTCGATAGAAAGGAACGCATATGAACCCTGAAGACATCGAGCTGGAATTCCACGATCCGGATCCCATCACCAATACGCAGAAGGTCACACTCACGGTCCCCGACCACGTCGACCCGATGGTTGCCAAGCAGATGCTCCGCAATGCTCTCAGGGACCCGGTCGCCATTGAGACCTGGCGAGTGGAGCTTAGCAAGATCGAGAAGGAGAGCAAATGAACCTCGCATTCGTTAGGGCTGCCCAGGACTTCGTCGTACGCAACTCACACCATATCCTCACCGGACTAGCCCTCCTAGGCCTCGGGGCTTCGGTCGCTCTGAGCGTCCATGCGGACCGTCAGATGCAGGAGTGGGATATTGACGACTTTAAGCGCCTCACCAAGGAGCAGCGAATCAAGATCTACGCAAAGATCTACGCTCCTCCGGCCATCGCCATATTGGCAACGGGCGCTTGTGTCATCGGAGCTCACAGCATCTCGGTCAAACGTGAGTCGTCCCTGCTCCTTGCCTACGAGGGCACGCGTCAGGTGTACGACCGTTATCGCGCATCCGTTCAGGATCGCCTAGGTCCGGAGGAGAAGACGATCTCACAGAATGCCGCATCCAAGATGGATCCATATCCTCGTGACGCAGCTGTGGTTTGTGGTGAGGGTGACGTCCTGTTCTACGACGCCTACAGCGGCCGTTATTTCAAGTCCACCGTCAACAAGATTGACCGTGTTGTCAACGAGCTCAACTACACTCTCCTCCGAGAGATGTGCGTAAGCCTCAACGAGTTCTACGCCGGTATCGGCCTCGAGGGTATTTCTCTGGGCGATCAGCTCGGGTGGAATGAGCAGAGGCAGATCGAGGTACACTACGGCGCCCAGGTCTCGGATGACGGGAAGGCCGTCGTGGTGGTCGATTTCGTCGTCGAGCCCACTGAGAAGTGGTTCAAGCTTTCGTGAAAGGAGCACCGCCTATAACGAGACCCATCTAGAAAGGAACATCCATGAGTTTCAAAGAGACCACCGGATACAAGGTCGTATCCCTTGTCGCCTCGACATCCGCCAGTATTACCGCCGGTGCCGTTGTCGGCGCTCTCTGCCCTCCAGCCGGAGTGGTATTGACCGCCATATACGGCGTCGGAAGTAGTGTCCTTGGTACATATGTCGGGGACAAGGCCGGACGACAGTACGCCGAGACCCTTGCCGAGACCATCGACTCCATCCAGACACCTCAGAACAACTAGACCCCTATGCCCTCTAACAAAGGGCATAGGCTTTCGCAAATTCTGCACGCACTATAATGAGACCCCATCAACTCGAAAGGAACTCTCATGTCCGAGAACACCGCTCCCACCGTTATCGACCACTCCGAGACCGTTGAAGACGAGACCCCCATCATCGCCGTCAACTGGACCAAGCTCGGTGCCGTCGCCAAGAAGAGTGCGCGTTACGTGCTGCCCGCCGCAGCCGGTTTCGCCGCGCTCGTCCTGGTGAAGGCCCTTGCTAACTCCAGCGACAGTGATGACGAGGCTCCCGCCGCCATCGAATCGGACGCCGAAGTCGTGGACGCTGAGCTCGTCGAAGAGACCAACGACTGATCCTACTCACCCCTAGAACCCAACTCGGGTTCTAGGTTTCTCATTTTTCAGAAAGGAACGAACGATGGAGCTTCAGGCGGCCGTGGTGGTTACCCTCACCGAGAACGGCAAGACAGTCAAACGCGTCATCCAGAAGAGCGACAAGTTCGACGAGAAGACCTCGTGGGACCACATTGTCAAGCAGACCAAGTCGCTCGCAGCCACTACTCTCAACTCGATGGACTGAAAGGTATATCCATGATCAAGATGAACGTCAGCGCCGAAACCTTCGACGGCGACATGGTCACCGAGACCCTCTGGTTCCACATGAACAAGGTGGACCTGATTGACCTGCAGCAGTCGGAGGCCGACGGCTTCGTCGACACGCTTCAGGCGTTCATGTCTCGCAAGCCTGAGGACTGGACCAAGAAGGACAAGTTCAAGCTGTTCGATTATTTCCGTACCATCGTCGACAAGGCTTACGGTGAGCGGTCGTCCGACGGCAAGCGGTTCATGAAGTCGCCGGAGATCCTCGCCAACTTCAAGGACAGCATCTTCTACGACGAGTTCGTGCTGAGCCTGCTGGAGGACGAGAAGAAGAGCATCAAGTTCTTCAACGGAGTTATGCCCAAGGCACTCCTTGAGCAGGCCAAGAAGGACCGCCCCGACGTATTCGGTACGATCGAGGCCTGAGAAACCCGAGCGGGGCCCTGGGGAAACCTGGGGCCCCGCATATCAGAAGGAGCGAACATGAGCGATAACGTACCCGTGCGCGGCGATTTCCCCTCCAACTCACGGAAGACAAAACCCGCCGTCGAAAGGGTCGTCAAGACTCCGGCGCGTATTGACAAGGGCAGTCTCGGGAAGCAGGCGCTTCAGGCGTTCTTTGCCGAGGATATCAAGGAGGTAGCCAACTACCTTCTCTGGGATATTGCCTTGCCCAGTGCCAAGAACGCCGTGAGTGATATCTTCACCTCGGGCATCGACCGTCTGCTCTTCGGAGGCGACGGCGGTCCTCAGCGTTCTCGCAGCAACAAGACCTACACCTCATATTCCAATCGGACGTACGGGCGTCGTGAGACTCCAACCGAGCGGACGTACACTCAGAGGGATCGTCGGGAGCACAATCTCGAGTCCATCATATTCGCAACCCGTAGTGAGGCCGAGGATGTCCTGAATCACCTGATCAGCATCTGCGACCAGTACGACGTGGCGACCGTGGGAGACCTGTACGGCATGGCCGGCATTTCCCAGTCGTACACCGATGAGAACTGGGGATGGCGGGATCTCCGTAGCGGACGCGCGGTCCGTTCCCGCAATGGATACATTCTCGATCTACCGAAGCCGGAGGACGTCCGATGAACGACGACGAAGAGATGACAGTTGTCTACGGGCTTACATCCATATTCCTATCCATCTTTATCTTTCTCCTCATCCTCGCTGGTCTAGGATCCCTGCCGGTCTGGGTCATATTCGCAGGCCTAATAGTCATCAACGCCATTCTCATCGCAGGTATCGTGAACGACATAAGGAATAACAAATGAGCGTCGAGCAGATGCGCGCTAAGCTGCGCCAAGCATACGGAGGATCGGCGGCGTGGGTCGCCAAGGTTGACCGCATGAGTGACGGTCAGGTAATCGCAGTCTACAAGAGCCTTAACGAGAGGAAGTACTTCGCATCATGAGCCTTACAGTTATTTCGCGCCTCGCCGGAAAGGGCGCTCTCATCGTCTCTAAGCACGCTCCCGCCATCCTGACGGGGCTGGGGATCGCCGGCTTCACTGCAACCGCAGTCCTCACGGCCAAGCAGACGCTGAGCGTCGGCGAGGTCACCTGGGAGGACCTGAACGAGCTGTCGACGGTCAAGGCAGCCGAGGATGAGGAGAAGTTCGATAAGCGCGAGATTCAGATCGCCAAGGCTCGTGCCTGGGGCAGCCTGACGAAGCACCTTGTCAAGCACTATGCCCTGCCGCTGAGCATTGGAACGGCCTCCGCCATTTCTCTGATCCTGGCGCACCGGATTTCTGCACACCGGATTGCGGGTCTGTCCATGGCCTACGCCGGTCTCGAGGAGTCCTTCCGCAACTACAAGGACCGTATCGAGGAGGGTTTCGGTAAGGAGGAGACCGAGCGTATTCTCGCCGAGGCTGACGCCAACGCCCTTGACAAGGCGAAGATGGACTACTACAACGAGACGGGGCGTGAGTTCCAGCTCAAGCCTGAGGAGTTCATGCGTGAGCTCGGCGTTTCGCCATACGCTGTCGTGTTCGACCAGAACGCGAAAGCCTGGGAGGGGAACGAGGATTACAGCCTCATGATCCTCCACGCTCAGGAGAACTACGCCAACGACATCCTGCGGACCCGTGGATATCTGCTCCTGAATGATGTGTACAAGGGCCTTGGCCTGCCTCCGACCTCTGCCGGTTCTGTGGTGGGCTGGGTCTACGACAACGAGGACGGTGACGGCATCGTCGAGTTCGGCAACTTCGAGGTATTCAACTACCGCGACTACGATCCGGTCCTCGGTCGTGAAGTCACCAAGTTCGTCCTCGACTTCAACGTCGACGGCGTTATCTACGACCAGATTGACAGGGTGGCAATTCGATGAAGGTAGCATTTCTGATCCTGATCGGTTTCGCCATCGGTCGAGCAACTAAACGAAAGGGACGCTAATGAACCTACTACCGGCGCTCGTCGTCGGTCTTACGGCGACATTTCTCGCCGTACAGGACTTGAAGGGCGAGAAGAAGGAGCCTGTAGAGAAGGCAGTAGAATCTCCGGACGAGGTCCAGGAGACACCTGAAGAGAAGGAGAGGCAGATGGACGAGTACGAGGATATCGTCAACGACGAGTATCTCAACATCACAATGGAGGATGACCTCTCTGAGATCATGGGGGAGGATTTCGAGGAAGAGGACGACGAGGAGGTCGCGGAGGGTGACACTATCCGGGCCATCTCCGAACAGGAGTATGACGAAGGCGCATTCGGATTTGAGCGCGTCAACTTGATGTACTTCGTCGACGACGAAGTCTTGTGTGACACGGACATGATCACGATCGACAACAAGAACGAGTGGCTCGGGGACGTCGAGCTTATACTCGGACCTGATGAGATCACGGTCATGTGGATCCGCAACTTCAACCTCTCCTACGATATTCGCCTCGAGGTCGTTGAGGACTCGTACTCAGGATCCCACTGATGGAAGACGAATACTTCGACTTCCTAGTCTCATTCTTGGGTGAGGACGAAAACCAGCTGCCGAGCATGTTTGACAGCTACTTCCTCCTGATGAAGCTCTACCGTACCGAGTTCCGCTACTCCGCCATGATGGACCGCAATCGGGACATGGATGGCCGTGAGTGGCGGAACCGCTACGGCGGCGAGCTCCCACCGGCATTTCTCAAGCGCCCAGCCAACGTTCTCGAGGTTCTTCTCGGGCTGGCTGATCGTATGGCGTTCGAGCTGGATGATGACGAGGGCCCCGCTCCCTATTTCTGGGAGATGATCAACAACCTCGGAATCAACTTCATGGACTGCGACGTCATGCTGGACGATAAGCTCGATCGAAAAGTCGAGAAGGCTATCAACCGATGGATGAGCCGTCAGTACGATTCCCACGGACGAGGAGGCATATTCCCTCTCAAGTCCGTTCCTGAGTTCTACGAGTCGGGGGAGTTCCCGAACCAGAACCGCCTTGAGCTCTGGTATCAAATGCAACTCTACCTCGCGGAGAACTACGACATATAAGGAGTCAAATGGATTTCTACGAGATCAAGGAGCGAGCCCTGAAGTCGGGCACCACCGAGGTACGGCCGGCCTGGCGTGTGCACGAATTCAAGGATCTCATGGTTCGTGGGAAGTCCTTCTACGCCGTGTACAACCCCGAGACGCATTTCTGGAGTACTCATGAGTACGACCTGATTCGTATCGTGGACGCAGACGTCACCCGTCAATTCCAAGAGGCCTCACAGAGAGTTGACGGGTCCGTCTGGGCACGGTATCTGGGGGACTACGACTCCAAGACATATAGCGACTACAAGGCATGGATGTCCAAGCTTCCGGACGTCTATCACCCTCTCGACAGCAAGATTCTGTTCGCCAACCAGACCCCCAGAAAGGAGGACTACGCAACTAGAACACTCACATATTCTCCGAGCGACGACCCATGCCCAGCCTACGAGGAACTCATGAGCACCCTCTACGATCCGGACGAGAGGGAGAAACTCGAGTGGGGCATCGGTTCCGTATTCACGGGCGACTCTGCCTGGATTCAGAAGTTCTTCGTGCTCTACGGATCTGCTGGATCGGGTAAGTCGACGGTCCTGAATCTCATATCGAGGTTGTTAGACGATCATATCGTTCAGTTTGACGCGGCGGCCATTGGGCGCCCAAGCGAACAATTTGCTCTTGAGCCGTTCAAGTCAAACCCTCGGGCGGCCATTCAGCACGATGGTAATCTCGCCAAGATTGCGGACAACAGCCGCCTGAACAGCCTCGTATCCCACGAGCCGATGGTCATGAACGAGAAGGGGAAGTCCCTCTACTCATTCAAGTCCGAAGCGATGTTATTCGTAGGCACCAACCTCCCGGTCCGCATCACAGACTCGAAGAGCGGACTGACGAGGCGTCTTATCGACGTTGAGCCTTCTGGACGAAAGCTCGATATTCATCGGTACAACGAGATCATGTCTCGTATCGAGGACGAGCGCGGTGCCATCGTCAAGCACTGCGTGAACTTGTATAAGTCCAAGGGCCCGTCATATTACGACGACTATAAACCCATCGGCATGATGAGTAAGACCAACCCTATCTTCAACTTCCTTGATTTCTATCAGGACGAGCTGGACGACGAGGACGGCGTTGCGCTCAAGCGCATCTACGAGATGTACAAGGAGTATTCCCAGACATATTCGGACGGAGCTATGTACCCCATGTACAAGTTCAAGGACGAGATCCGGGACTACTTCGAGGAATTCCATGATCGCATCATGATCGATGGTACCAGCAGGCGAAAGGTGTACAAAGGGCTACTCAAATCCAAATTTTCCCAGGGGGAGAAGACGGAAAGCCCGATTTCGGACTGGACTGAGATGAAGGAGCAACCGTCATATCTCGACGAGCTCTACAAGGACTGTCCGGCACAGTATGCCAATGAAAACGGCCTCCCAGCGAAACGTTGGGACGACGTCACGACGACATTGAAGGACTTGGACACTAGAAAGGAGCATTATGTCCTCGTACCCGAGCAAGACGTCGTCATCGACATCGACCTCGACAAGGACAGAGACAAGTGTCTGGAAGAGGCTCGCAGGTGGGTTCCCTCCTATGCTGAACTCAGCCGATCGGGGGGTGGAATCCACATCCACTATCGATATTCGGGGGATCCTTCCGTACTTTCACGGCTGGTGCGGCCCGGAGTCGAGTGTAAGGTCTACTCAGGCAAATCCGCCCTCCGTCGACGCCTCACCGAGTGTACCGCCCACCAGAGCCTTACCACGGTTGAGGACGGATATCTTCCCGTCAAGGAGAAACCCTTGATCCGTCAGGAGGTTATGCAGAACGAGAAGTCCATCCGGAAACTCATAGAGCGGAACCTGAGGAAGGAATTCCATCCCGGGACGAAGCCCAGCATCGATTTCATCATGAAGGTGCTGACGGACGCCAAGGAGTCTGGGATGGACTACGACGTGTCGGACATGAGGCAGAAAGTCCTCACGTTCGCCATGAAGTCCACTCATCAGGCCGACTACTGCATCAAGCTGGTGCAGGAGATGCCATTCTCCTCAGAGAGCGACCATGAGGAGACCTATGAGGAGCCGGACGACGATACCCCGATTATTTACGACGTCGAGGTATTTCCGAACCTGTTCCTTGTGAACTGGAAGGTCCGTGGCGCCAACAAGATCCAGCGGATGATCAACCCGACTCCGAACGAGATCTCTGATCTTACCGAGAAGAAGCTAGTCGGATTCAACAACCGTCGGTACGACAACCATATCCTCTACGGTCGTATCCTGGGCTACTCGAACATCCAGCTCTACCACCTCTCTCGTAAGATCATCAACAACCTCATCAAGGAGGGATTCCGAGAGGCTTACAACCTGTCCTATACCGATATCTACGACTTCGCCGCCAAGAAGCAGTCCCTCAAGAAGTGGGAGATTGAGCTGGGTATCCACCACAAGGAGCTCGGTCTTCCTTGGGACGAACCGGTGCCGGAGGAGATGTGGGAAGAGGTCGCCGCATATTGCGACAACGACGTCATCGCCACAGAGAAGGTATGGGACTATCTGGAGGCGGACTGGGAGGCTCGTCAGATCCTTGCCGCGATCGCTGGTCTTCCTGTCAACTCCAGTACCAACAAGCTGACCACTCAGATCATATTCCAGGGTCAGCGAGACACTCAGAAGTACTTGCAGTACACGGACCTGTCGGAGATGTTCCCCGGCTACAAGTACGAGTACGGCAAGTCAACATATCGTGGCGAAGAGGTCGGTGAGGGCGGTTACGTCTACGCCGAGCCCGGATACCACGAGAACGTGGCCTTGTTGGATATTGCGTCGATGCATCCTACGTCGATCGAGAATCTCCAGCTGTTCGGACCCTACACCAAGAGGTACAGCGAGCTCAAGAAGGCTCGTATCTTGATCAAGCACAAGGAACTCGACGAGGCTCGGAAAATCCTGAATGGGGCGCTGGCTCCATATCTGGACGACGACTCTAACCTCGACGCTCTGGCCTATGCGCTGAAGATCGCACTGAATTCGACGTACGGACTCACCGCCGCCAAATTCGACAACCCACTCCGAGATCCCCGGAACGTGGACAACATCGTCGCCAAGCGCGGCGCTTTGTTCATGGTCGACCTGAAGCATTTCGTTCAGGAGAAAGGATACACCGTTGCCCACATCAAGACAGACTCGATCAAGATCCCGAACGCCGACGATCGCATCATATCGGAAGTCTTCGAGTTTGGGAAGAAGTACGGCTACACATTCGAGCACGAAGCGACCTACGATCGTATGCTGCTCGTCAACGACGCCGTCTATATCGCACACGACAAAGAAGGTTGGCACGCAACTGGCAAGCAATTCCAAGAGCCGGTTGTCTACAAGACCCTCTTCACCGGAGATCCTCTGGCTCTCGAAGATGTCGCCCAGACACGATCGGTTACTACACGAATGCTGCTCGAATTCGGCGAGAATGACCGCAAATTCGTCGGACGCGTCGGGCGCTTCATTCCTGTTAACCCAGACACTCCCGGGGCCGGTCGACTTGTACGAGAGAATCATCGAGTGGACGGCGAGGGTAATGAGATTATTTCGTACGGCGATGTCGGAGGTTGCAAGGGGTATCTCTGGCTTGATTACGAAGACGCCGGAGACGACTGGCGAGCTAAGCTGGACAATCGATATGGAAGGGAACTCGTGGACGCTGCCCGAGGGCAAATTCAGAAGTATACGGACGTCGATACCTTCCTAACAGTATGAATCGCGAGACGGGCAGGGCATATAATGAGACCCCCACCAGAAAGGTTACGACCATGTCCTGCCCCTCCCTCGCCCGCCAGTACGTCCTCACCAACCTTGCTGAGATGGGTGTTGGCTTCGCCATAGCTACGTTCGCCTACTACGCGACACGTGACTACTGCGACCAGCACCACCTCTCGGCAACCAAAGAGGACATGCTCGCCATGGCCAAGAACATCTGCGACACATTCAAGACCAACTGAACCAACCTCACACTTAGAACCCAACCCGGGTTCTGAGTTTCTCGATAGAAAGGAACGAACCAATGCTCTCTTCTGTTTACGATGGCGGCCAGACCGCTAACGATATCCTTGTTGGATACACCAGCTACCTTCGGGACGAGGTGGCGAACCTGAAGGACGACGAGATCAAGGAGCTCATCGATAAGCTCGAGTGCTGTGACCGCAGCAGCTATGGTCACTACCGTCGCCAGACAGTCCAGAACCTCCTCGATATCTGCCGCACTGAGCTGGACGACAGGGACCTCGTGCGCTGCCTTGTAGAGGCGGGTCTTATCGTCGGAATCAACTCTATTGAGGGGGTCTCCGATGAGTGACGAGTCCACCGAGCTCACAGAGCTTGCGACGGTACGTCTCATTCACGGTAGCCAAGTAGCCATCGAGTCATTTCTGTCGTCGCTTCCGTCGATGATCGAGAAGACCACGGATAGCGAGCTCTGGTCGTTCATCTGCAAGGTCGACCTCCTTCAAGAAGAGCTCGGTGACCTACTGAATCCTTCGCAAGAGGATTGGATCAAGAGGCTCTACGATATTCTCATAGAAGAGTGGGACGCCCGATGGCTCCTCATGCGCCTCCACGACCACGGCATCATTCGCCTAGAGGGGAGGCCATGAAGTACGATCTTTACTCACCTCCTTATATCGTCGACCAAGTTCTATCCCAAGACTACTACCCCATAGAAAGGAACACGACATGGCCGTCAACACTTACACTATCAAGAACGCCCGACTCCTCTTCCGCAACTTCGCAGGAGAGAAAGACCGCTTCGGGAACACGGCGCGCACCTTCTGCGTCATCCTCCCTGACGATGCCGTCGATGACTTCCAGACCGAAGGGTTCAACATCAAGACCCTAAAGCCGCGGGACGACACGGAGGAGCCCCTTCCCTATATCAAGGTGAAGGTCAACTTCGGAGGCCGTCCGCCCAAGATCGTCTCGATCATCGGACGCACTCGTACGCTCCTGAACGAGCAGACAGTCGGCGCCCTCGATTTCGCAGATCTCGAGCGGGCTGATATTGCCCTCCGCCCCTACCACGGACGCACTCAAGCTGGAGTGGAGTTCTGCTCGGCATATCTTGACAAGGGCTTCTTTACCATCGTGGAGGACGAGCTTGAGGCTATGTACGCCGAGGACGCCGACACCGAGGAGGTTCCGTTCTGATGCCTCTCGAAGTCAAGCTCTTCAACCCTCGCCGTAGCGTCTGCGAGGCCGTCAAGATCACGAACGACAATCTCCGTCTGGTCCGCAACTGGGCCGCCAGCGACGAGGAGATCAAGGCTCACCTTCACACAGGAGCCGTCGGCAAGTGGATCATCCGTCGTAGCGACAATAAGTTCGACCTTATGACTGAGGGTCAGCTCTGGGGCCTCTACGAGCCGATCCTGCACTGACATCCATATCCACGGGGGCCCTGGGGAGACCTGGGGCCCCCATACCCACTAGAAGGAACGAACGCATGCTCAAGAAGCTTTATTTCCACACATATGAGGGCCGTAGCTACGACTTCGACATCGTCGCCACAGCCAAAGTCGACAAGCCCGGGTTCACCGAGTGGATCGTACAGGTCGATATCAATAACGAACTTGGCATCCACGAAGTCCAGGCCAGTACCGATGACTGCACATTCGACGTCGTCGGAGACGACTCTCTGATTATTTGGGAACTCCCTCCGGTTGAGGAAGACGAGTATGAGGTTGTTGAACCTCGCACTGACAAGTGGACCATCAATGTCAAATCCAACGTAGATTACATCGAGAACTGGAGCGTTGGAGGAAAGATACGTTGGACAGAGGACGGTAGCCTCGAGATTTTGAAAGATAATGGTTACCGGGTTCGTCTCTCAGGATACATCCGCGAGTTCGAGGTCGACGACGAAAAACAAGTCATCACCGCTCGTTACAAGAACTGATCCTCATTTTTTCTGTATTGTACACGTGTAGGAGACACAAATGAAGCTGGTTTTAAAGACGCTCGATGGCAAAGTTGCCCAGCGTAAGATCAAGGATTTATGTTGTGATGGGGACATTGGAGATGAGGACCCTCGGGCCGCTCTGGTCATCGTCGAGCTGGATGACACCCTCACATATCTCCCCATCGATCAATTTATCTGCGAGGAGTGGACTGACGATACCGTAGTTGTCAAGGAGGACTGGGCATGAAAGCGTATACTGTGGAGCGACACGGCGACCGCTGGATCGCCTGGCACAAGGAGGGGCTACTTGGAGTGGCTGACGACATGATTTCTGCATACTGTCTCGTGGAGGAGGCTACTAATGGCAACCGCTGACCCGATGCCCGACCCGAACATCTACGATATCCGAGAGGACGGAACTGTCTACGGGAAGCGCTCAGGCAAGCTTATACCCATCCGGACGTCCCGGTATGGTCTTCCGCAGATCCGTTTTTACAAGGGACATCGCTACCGGGTTCAGCTCCTCAGCAAGATCATCTGGACCCATTTCCACGGCGAGATCCCGTTCATGCATGAGGTGCGGTATGTAGATGGCGACCCCTGGAACTGCTCCTTGGAGAACCTATATCTGAAGGACTTGAACGAGGAATTCACGCCTCTGGATCGCTGGCCCGGCTTTGCCATCAGCAGGGGCGGCGAATTGATCAACATGACTACCCTGCATCGGATCAAGCCCATGATGCCTCCGAGCAGGACCAACCTCATGTTCTCGGTCCGTGTCGACGGAGAGAGCCGAACCTTCCCGGTTGCTTTCACCGTCTGGGAGACGTTTATGGGAGAGAAGGTCAACTCGCATTATCTCTGCCACAAAGACGGCAACGTCTGGAACTGCGCCCTGGACAACCTATATCTCAGTGACGAGTATCCTTACTTTCCGCCCAAGGGTAATAAGGAGGACGGACCGAAGTACAAGCCCATCATCGAGGAGGACGGAAAGGAATACATGCCGGTCGAGTACTATATCCACATGGTCGACGGAGTGAAAGGAGAGAGGGAGAGTGGAATCCCCCAGCACTGCCGACTTGGATACTGAGACATTCAAGGACAGCATCATCGATGATATCGAGGTCAGTGATCTCGGTAGGGTTCGTCGTATCTCGACTGGTCAGATTCTTACGCCTTGCCTTAGGGCGAACGGGTACGTTCAAGTAACCCTTTGGGATCGTGGGATTAGACGGACGAAGTATGTCCAGAAGCTGGTCTGGGAGGCCTTCAACGGCCCTCTGGAGCCCTTGCAGCGGGTCGCCCACCTGAATGGTGACCTGACTGATAATAGGCTCTCAAATCTCTTCCTGGAGTCTCACAGCGACTCGATGAGGAGGGCGTGGGATGCCAAACGACGCAAGTGGGAAACCATCTACCAAGGAGTTCTGTGGTGAGTGAGTACAGGAGCCCGCACAACGACGGGCATGATCCGTATATCCTGATCTGGGAGTACGGGAATGACATCCGGCGAGCGGAGTTCACCGAACGCTGGGCTGAGTGCGACGAGACCGGTTGGGCCATCTGGTATTTCCGGTTAGTTGACGGAGGGATCATGACCTTCTCGGCTCGCGAGTGGGAGCAGAAGGACGACGTCAACCACCTGACAACCATTTGGATGAAGCCGTCGCTGTACGATATTGAGAGGAAGGCATCATGATACCCGCCGAGAAGATCTATCTGACCATCATCAAGGGGGGCGAGGTTCTCTACGAGAAGGAGGGCCTCTTCGATATCTGGACCTTCCCAAAGGATGGCGGACCCGCCGTGTCCATCCGTGACGTCTACGAGGACCGGGTCATATTCGAAGAGCTTCCGATCGAATCCATGAGTATGTCCGCCCCCCTCGTCTGCATCCAGATCAAGAGGGACTGACCCTTGGGACCGGTTGATCTGTGGCCCCATCAGGTCGAGGCGGTGAAGAACCTGAGGAATGGGTGCATATTGACCGGTAAGCCGGGCTCGGGGAAGTCGGTTGTCGCCCTCCAGTACTACGTCGAGAGAGTGCTGGGGGTGCGGCATCCGGCCGATCTTCCGAGGCGGCTTGCCGAAGGACCCAGGTTATATATAATCACCACTGCTCGCAAGAGGGATGACCTTGATTGGCAGGGGGATGTCTCGATGTATGGGCTGAGTGACTACACGACGGTCGATTCGTGGAACAACATCAGTAACTACAGTGACATCCGTGACTCCTTCATCATATTCGATGAGCAGAGAGCCATCGGTAGCGGCAAATGGGCCAAGACATTTGTCAAGATGGCTCGTAACAACGAGTGGATCATGCTGTCTGGCACGCCTGGTGATAACTGGATGGACTACTGCCCGGTATTTATCGCCAATGGCTTCTTCAAGAACCGCACCCAGTTCGAGAGGGAGCACTGCCAGTTCAACTACAGGGCGGGCTATCCTCGTCTTGAGCGATATCTTGGGCAAGGGAAGTTGCTACGACTTCGGAAGAAGGTCCTCGTGGACATGCCTTTCGTCAAGAAGACGGTTAAGAAGCGGACGGACGTCCCGGTATCCTACGAGGAGAAGCCATATCGTACGATCCAGAAGTACCGCTTCGATCCGTACAAGGAAGAGCCCATCAAGAACGCTGGAGGCCTCTGTCATGTCTTGAGAAGAGTGACTAATGAGGATCCTGTGAGACTTGTGGCGGTGAGGGAGCTGTGTGAGCAGCATCCTAGAGTCATCGTCTTCTACAATTTCGACTACGAGCTCTTCATGCTGCGGTCGTTGGGGGATATTCTCGGAGTACCGATCGCTGAGTACAACGGGCACAAGCATGAAGCCTTGCCGGAAGGTGAGCGATGGGTATACCTTGTACAATACACTGCCGGTGCAGAAGCTTGGAACTGTACCACTTGTGATACGATGATATTCTTCTCTCAGAACTACTCTTGGAAGGTCATGGAGCAGTGTGAGGGGCGAATCGACAGGCTGAACACTCCTTATTCAGTCTTGAACTACTACTACCTGAAGAGCCAGTCACCCATCGATCAGGCCATTTCGAGGGCGATTAGGGTCAAGGAGATCTTCAATGAGAGGGGTTTTTACGAGTCTCTGAGGTGATTGTTGTACCACCCGTTGTACCACTTGGTGCGGCGGGTGGGCAACGATTCTGTTGTTTGTGTGACTGGAGTGACGTGTGCGTTTTGCCAGTTTTTTTGCCAGTTTTGGCAAGAGCCGAAATCGGTATTGTACACGTGCGCCAAATTTTGCCAGTTTTGGGGCGATTTGCCAGTTTTGAAACGGGGGTGGCAAACGATCTGGCAAGCACTTTTCGTTGCAATTTCAACGTTTATACCCCCATTTTGCCAATTTGCCAGTTTTGTTCTGATTGCCAGGAGTTGAGTAAATTTTCTTATATATAGAGAATAAACAGGGTTTGGTTGGCAAATCTGACAAGCGTATTGTACATGCAGTCCTGGGTACCCCCACCACAAGACTCAACGACATGTACAATAGACCGCGTCGCGAACATGTATCCTAATGAAGGAGATGGGCCTTCTATATTTTCGACCCCTCTCTTCCCCATAGCTCCCACGGCTGGCTGAAACTACGCTACCTCAACACCGCATAGTAAACTCAAACAACTTACGAGTACCGACACATGCGGCGCCCCGGCCAGCTGTGGGTATAATTCTTGATTCGAGGATAGACCCCATGCTCGAACGCGACTACCAACGCGGACTCATATCTAGGATCGAGGAACGCCTACCTGGTTGTCTCATCCTCAAGAACGATCCGAACCACAATCAGGGCATACCCGACCTGATCATCATATTCGGATCCAAGTGGGCCGCACTCGAGGTCAAGAGGGGCGCCGATGCTCCTCACCGACCGAACCAGGATCATTTCATCGACAAGCTCGGTGAGTGGTCCTTCGCATCATTCATATACCCAGAGAACGAGAAAGGAACGCTCGATGAACTGGAACGTACACTCAAGGCTGGAGGGCCTGCACGCATTTCTGAGCGCCAGCAAGCACAGTTGGGTCAACTACGACGACGAGAAGCTGGGCGAGGCGTTCAGGACAGCACAGGCGGCAGCGATGGGGACCAGGCTTCACGCCCTGGCCGCAGAGCATATTCGCCTAAAGATGCGGATGCCGAGGAACAAGGCCACCTTCAACGCCTACGTGAACGACGCCATTGGCTACGGTCTTGACCCTGAGGTCGTGCTATATCACAGCGAGAACGCATTTGGGACCGCCGACGCCATCGGCTTCGACGAGAAGAAGCATCTTCTCCGCATTCACGACCTCAAGACTGGCGTAACTCGCGTCAATATGGTCCAGCTTCATATCTATGCTGCACTGTTCTGCCTGGAGTACGAGAAGCTGCCTGGTGAGATCAACGTCGAGACCCGCATCTACCAGAACGATGATATTCTGGTCGACACTCCGCAGCCAGACGACATCGCCCATATCATGGACAAGATCGTCTGGTTTGACAAGCTCATCGAGGAGATCAAGACTGAGGAGAACTGATGCCCTCCGATATCCTCAAACACTACGGGACTAAACGACACTCGGGTCGCTACCCTTGGGGATCTGGCAAGGATCCATATCAGTCAGCCCAGGGCTTCCTCGCCGAGCGAGACAAACTCAAGGCGCAGGGCATGTCCGAGGTTGATATTGCCAAGGCCTGGGGCATGAGCACCACCGAGTACCGTGCTCTGAACAGCATCGCTCGTGCCGAGAAGAAGGCTGGCGATATTTCACGAGCTTCCCGTCTCAAGGACGCCGGTCTGCCCAACACGGAGATCGGTCGACGCATGGGACTCAACGAGTCCTCGGTTCGTGAGCTTCTCAAGCCCAACGCGTCATATCGCAAGGATGAGATCACCCGGGTCAAGGATATTCTGGCCGACGAGGTGAAGCAGAAGAAGTTCATCGAGTACGGTCTCGGCGTTGAGCAGAACCTCCAGTGTTCGTCGACGTCCTTGAAGACCGCCGTTGAGGCCCTGAAGGCTCAGGGATATACTACTCATGACGTCAAGGTCAAGCAGGCCAACAGCGATAACTACACCATCCTCAAGGTTCTTGCCCCTCCCGGCACCAAAGCTGCCGATATTCATGCACAGAGGGACAAGATCCGCACTCCTGGTGTGGTGATCGACGAGAAAGGTCTGCTGTCGACAGGACTTCGTACTCCTCGAGCCATATCTTCGAAGAAGGTCGCCATCAAGTACGCCGAAGACGGCGGTACTGACATGGACGGAGTTATTCTTCTTCGTCGTGGAGTCAAAGAGCTCAGCCTCGGTGGTTCCAACTACGCCCAGGTGCGTATTTCCGTCGACGGAACGCACTACCTCAAGGGCATGGCCATGTACTCGGATGATATTCCGAAGGGCAAGGACATAGTCTTCAACACCAACAAGAAGAAGGGGACACCCATGCTGGGCTCCAAGGACCACACGGTCCTCAAGCCCATGAAGGATGATCCCGAGAATCCATTTGGTGCGGTCGTTAAACAGAAGTTATTTAAGGACCCGAAGACTGGCAAGAAGGAACTGAGCGCACTCAATATTGTGAATGAGGAGGGCAAGTGGGACTCATGGTCCCAGTCCCTGGCCTCACAGTTCTTATCTAAGCAGTCCCCCAAGTTGGCCAAGCGCCAACTTCAGGCTGTACGTGATGATAAGCGGAAGCAGCTCGATGAGATCATGGGCCTTACGAATCCCGTTATTCGTAAGCGGATGCTCATGTCCCTGGCTGATGACTGCGACTCGGCTTCGGTACATCTCAAGGCCAAGGCCCTCCCGGGTCAAGCGTCTCAGGTGTTATTGCCGATGCCCCATCTCAAGAAGGGTGAGGTATATGCTCCTAACTATCGGGACGGTGACGTTGTTAGTCTCGTGCGTTATCCTCATGGCGGGACTTTCGAGATTCCTACGCTCACTGTTAACAACCGAGGTAAGAAGTCTCGAAGTATTCTTGGCAATGCTAGGGATGCTATTGGGATCCATCCTTCTGTCGCTGAGCGTCTTAGCGGTGCTGATTTTGATGGCGACTCCGTCCTGGTAATCCCCAACAAGGGAAAGACCCGGATTCGTTCCACCGCTCCGCTCAAGGGATTGAAGGGATTCGACCCCAAGAGAACATATCCTGGGTACCCTGGTATGAAGAGGATGTCGGATACTCAGACCCAGATGGGTAAGGTGTCCAATCTTATTACTGACATGACTCTCAAGGGTGCCAGTGCCGATGAATTGTCCCGGGCTGTTCGCCACTCCATGGTTGTTATTGATGCCGAGAAGCATAATCTCAACTACAAACAGTCCGAGGTAGACAACGGCATCGCCGCATTGAAGAGGAAGTACCAGGGTGGCGCCGATAAAGGTGCGGCCACTCTTATTTCCAGGTCCAAGGGTGTTCAGTATGTACCCCATCGCAAGCCACGCAGTGCAGCGAAGGGCGGTCCATATGATGCAGCCACTGGTCGCAGGGTCTACGAGGAGACTGGCGAGTCCTATATTAACAAGCAGGGTAAGCTAGTCAAGAAGCAGACCAAGACCACCAGGATGGCAGAGGCTACCGATGCTAGGAAGCTGTCCTCTGGTACACTGATGGAGGGTATTTACGCACAGCACGCCAACGAGTTGAAGGCTATGGCCAACGATATTAGGAAGCGTGCTATTTCAACCCCCGCCATCAAACGAGACCCCCGGGCTGCTAAGAGCTATGCCCCTGAAGTTGCCACCCTCCGCGCTAAATTAAACCGGGCCCTCAAGCAGAAGCCCCTAGAGCGGCAGGCACAGCTAGTGGCACAAGGTGTTGTGCAGAAGAAGCTTGAATCAAATCCAAATTTGACCAAGAAAGAGCGGGCTAAGCTTGAGGCCATGGCCATCAAGACCGCCCGCCGCCGTCTTGGTTACGATAGAGAAGGCACAAGAGTGGTCCCCACACCTCGTGAGTGGGAGGCCATCCAGAAAGGTGCTATATCTAACTCGATGATGGAGCATATTCTAGCCAACGCTGATCTTGACACCATCAAGTCACTGGCTTTGCCAAGGGAGAAGGTTCCTCTTGCGGCTGCTCAGAAGGATCGGATCAAGACTCTTCGCTCAAACGGAGCCAACACAGCACAGATCGCTGAGGCATTGGGCATATCTACAGCTAGAGTTAGGGAGTACCTGAATGGCTAGCCTTCTGTCCATTGTCAACTGTCCATTGTCCTTGAATAGAGGTGCCTAGACCCATGCTACGCCTAGCACTCACTACCGAGGACAATCCTTACGATCCTTTCGATGAGTTCGAAGAGTGGTTTAACTTTGATGTAACTCAAGGTTACCACACCTGTGCCTACCTAGCACGGGTCACTACCACTAGTACGGACCTCACCGAAGCCGATCAAGTCGAAGCAACGAATGAAGCGATTGAAGAGATTCTCGAACTCAACTTGACTGGAAACTATCAAGTTGTTGAACGAGAATTCTGACGAGCTTTCGTCCATTTCGTCCATTTCGAACTTCGAAAGAGGGGGGACAGGGTCCGCAAAATGGCCCACCCCTGTCTCTTC